TTTCCTTGACCTGCATACCAAATGCTTAAGACACTTGCGCTGTAGGTTTCAGCTACGGATTCCGGTACAAAGATAAAACCTTTTTTTAATGTACCAAGCTTTTTAACAACTTTCTTTTAGAAACTTTGTTAACTTGTTGATACTCAATAAAGTACAATCGTAATTTATATTCGTTCTAAATAAGAAAAGCCACTAACAAAGTAGTGGCTAATCTTAACAATCCAAAACAACTAAAAAATGAAAACCGCGACAAATATAGCATTTTAAACTATAATCACAAATTTTCTATATTATTAATATGAACGTCAGTATAAAGAAAGACGGAAAGAAAAAGTCTTACAAGATAAAAGAGTGGAAAGATTTAACGCTTGAAAGATGGGCTGAATTAGTTGCGATTGAAAAAGGTAGCAAAGTAAAAGAAGCAATCGAGAGTATTAAGGTCATGTCGGATATACCACGACAGCTTATTGAACAACTAACGATTAAAGATGTAGCGTTCATATTAGAGCAGGCAACAGAAGTACAGAAAGAAGGAAAGCTAAAACATAAAATAACAATGGACGGAATGACTTACGGCTTCCACCCAAATCTTGAAGCAATTACAATCGGTGAATATGCTGACGTTGAGCAATATGTACAAACAGGATTGGAAACAAATATGCACAAAATAATGGGTGTGTTATACAGACCGATAGTTGAAGAAAAAGACGACACATATACAATAACAGCTTATGATAGTGATAGTATGAAAATAAGAGCAGAAGCATTTAAGAAGATGAAAGCAAAAGACGTTCAAAGTGCTTTGGTTTTTTTTTGGACTTTAGGAAACGAACTACTGAAAATTTTAGAGCAATTTTTGGAGGAACAGAAGAAGAGCCTGAACAACGAACTAGACGAGAAACTACGAAAGATAAATTCGCTAAAAAATGGGGATGGTTCTCAATAATGCACAAACTTTGTAACGGTGATATAACTAATCTACATAAAATAACAGACTTGCTTTTATACGAGTGTTTAACGTGGTTGTCGTATGAAGCAGATATAAGCGAAATGCAAAAAGTAAACATACAGAAATGATAAGATTTAAAACATTCAATAACGTAATAGATACCCTCAAACAATGGGGTGAAAATCACTACCAGATACAAAAGGTATCAAGCGGTGAGATAGAAGAATTTGATTTAGAGAAGAATACGAAGTACCCCCTTATGCACATTAACTTTACATCAGTAGACGCAGAAGCGTCAAGAATGATATATAACTTTCAAATCTTTATTTGCGATTTAGTCAACGAGGACGAAAGCAACGAGCAAGAAGTGTTGTCAGATACGTTGAGTATTTGTACCGATATGATAGCTACATTCAAGTCTGGCGAAAGTCTTTATTTGTCAGGCACTTCACATGGTCAAGAATCAAGATATTTTGTAGATGACGACTTTACGCTTGAACCATTTACAGAACGCTTTGACAATGCAGTAACAGGGTTCGTATTTGAACTACCTATCATAATAGAACAACCATACGATACTTGTAATATACCACAACCAACGACAAGCATAATAAAGTAATGTGTATAAAGAATAAAATAAGACGAAAAATAAGCAGGGATTTGGATATTGAACTTGGCGTATTCCCACCTAGACTAATTATCCATATCAATAAAAAGAAATATAATAGAAAACAGAAACATAAAACTAAATTTTAATTATGGCAGATTTATCAGTAACAATAACAGAATCATGTACAATAAATGGAAGCGTTCGCGGCACAACAAACACACTAACAGTATCAAGTATTATAGACGCTTTTGAAAGGGTGGTTACTTGCCCTGCTTTACAAACAACTACAATAGCAACATTTGCTACTAATGTTTATGATAGTGCAGGTGCTATCGACACACAAGGTGCTAAATATGTACGTATAACAAACTTGTCTTCAGACCAAGCTATTGAGCTTGCTGTTGTAGGTGCAGCGACTTTGTATCAAGTACATATATCAGCAGGACATAGTCATATTATTTGCAGAACAGATGACGGAATGTTAGCAGAAGCAGATACAAGCCCTTCATTTGGAACAATGGCAGATATAGCAAGTTTACAAGTAAAACCAACAGCAGGTTCTGATGTAAGCGTAGAAGTATTTGTAGCTAGTGCATAGTGGCAAGGAAAAGCACTAAATATCAAAGACGTTTTGCACGTTCTTTTGGAAAGCTATTAGTCAAAGAAGCAAAAAAGAATTTAGGCGGTAGAGGTTCAGGAAAATTAAAGGGTTCTTTAAAGGCGAAAGTAACACAGAAGGGGTATAAATTAAACATCGCACTTACAGGTGCAAAGCATAACGAATTTATTAATCAGGGTGTTAGCGGTACAAAAACAAGTCAGTCTTATAAAGACGAAAAAGGAAACAAGAAAAAAAGTAGCTTTCAATTTAAAAAAATGAACGTTAATATCGGTGCTATAATGAAATTTATTAGCAGAAAAAATATAAAAGCAAGAGATGAACTAGGGCGATATATAAGGACTAAAAGTCTAGCGTACTTAATATCTAGGTCAGTAGCAAGTAAAGGAATTAAGTCTTCAAGTCACATGTCAAAGGCGTGGTTGAAATTGAAAAAGAGATACACAAAAGGATTAATGAAAGCAGTACAAAAAGACCTTGAAGAAGACATAAGAAAAGAACAACAAAATAATATACAATGATAATAGAACAAAAGCCAAAATACTTTTTATTACCTGTAGGACAGGACGTGATATTTACAGTAAGTGATGACCAAATTACACTTAACAAAACGAAGATTAAATTTATTGCTGAAGTATATGTAAGTCAGTTAGCAGCAAGCATAATATCAAGCAGTAATTTACGAGCAACATTAAAAGTAACTCCGAATAATAAAGGTTCTGCTATGTTTGATTTACGACCTATTTTAGAAAGCTATGTAAGTGCTGAATATCAAGGCGGTGTTGTTACTGACGCTAACAGCGGTAATTTTAGCAGCTATAAGACTACAGCATTTTCAGACACAAACCCACACCCTATCCATTTGATTGATGAATTTTCTACTAACAGAAAGTGCATGAGATTCTTTGCTGTTAAATTTAAGGTGCAGTATTTAGGTGCAGATACAAACGCAGCAAGTACGGTAGCTATTGACGTAGGAAACGAAGTTGAAGGCGATACATATTTAACTTATAACGGTGTCCTTCAATATGAAGATGTTTTAGCTTTAGATTCAAGCGGTAATTATGGTTATAACCTAGACGCTAACGAATTTATAATGAACGATACTGACGCAAAGTTTTTAACTAACGCACCAACAACACAATACTTAAAAAATACAGATTACCACACAGTTGCTTTCTTTTCTTCTTATAATTCTGATTTTAGAATAGGCACAGGTGCAAATGATTATACTAATGGTGTTCTAAATTCGTGGTCATCAAATGAATCTACATCAGCCGTTACTGGAGAGTATATAGATTTAGGTTCAGATGTTGATACAACTTGCGTACCTGCAAATGGTGGTAAGCGTGGATACGCTTTAGACAGCAATCAAAAATTACAATTTTTTGGGTGTGGTATGGGTAACTTTAAAAATCAAGGACTATCAGGAACATACGCAGTAGCAGCATATTACACGATACAAGCTTTTGACGACCAAGACACAGCTATTAGTCAAGTATATAGATTCGATATTATTACAGACGATTGTAAGGGCTATGAAAACATTAGATTAACTTGGTTAAACCGTCATGGCGTTTGGGATTACTACAGCTTTAAAAAGAAGTCAGTAAGGTCAGTAGCAACAAAAAGAGTAACGTATGAACAAATTAGCGGAACTTGGAACGAAAAGAAATTCAGAATAAACGGACATCAGGGCGGTACAAAGACTTTTATGGCAGGTGCAAAAGAAATGTTAAAACTAAATACAGACTTTATAACTGAAGCAGAAGCAATATGGATAGAAGAACTATTTACAAGTCCTGAAGTCTTTATATTAAATGGCTATCAATCCGACACAGGCGGATTTACAAGACGATACGTTCAACCTGTTGTTGTTAAGACATCAAACTACGTAAGAAAAACACTATCAAATGATAGATTAATTCAGTACACAATAGACGTTGAAAGAAGCAAAGAAAGAGTAATACAGAAAGCGTAATGAGTGTACAGCTAATTTTATACCCACAACGATATGATGGAAGTTACAGCGCAACAACCACACAACAGACAACCCAATACGTTGCTGATAATGTTTGGTTTTATGGTGTTTCTTCTGCAACAGTTTATGGTACAGGTTCAGCAGTAAACCCAACAAATCAAGCAGTGGTAAACAATTCTGCTACTCAAAGTTGGAAAACATTTAGAACGTCTGGCGGTACTTGGGGAACTCCTGACGCACCAACAGGTGGTGCAACAGGGCTTGTATTAGATTCAGCTTCTACTATTTCACAAAGTGGTGTGTATCAGATTATTACAAACTTAACAATAGGACAGCAGTATGATATTAAGGTAAATTTAACTCAAGCGGCTTCTGACGGAACTATTTTATTACATACTTCGCCATATACTTGGACAGACGTTGACGGTAATACTCGATTCACTACAGGTAATTTGAACCCAATTACTTTATGCACGACAGGAATTGTAGGTTCTTTCGATATGACTTTTACAGCACAACACCAAAGTGAAGTGCTAGTTGTTACGTACCAAAATGACACAGGTGCTGCAATAAAGATTAGTAAAATAAGCATAATTGAAAATGTCAATGCGCCTTTAGTTGCTACTGATTTAGCAGACGGACAAGTTATATGCGACTTATATAAAGACGAAACAATTCCGTTAAGTTTAAGCGTTGACAACTTTAAGAATGCAGCAGAAAAAGTACAAAGCTATTCAAAGAGCTTTAACCTGCCTGCAACGAAAAGGAACAATAAAATCTTTACGCACTTATTTGATGTAACGACAAGTCAAGACGCATACAGCTTTAATCCTTATATTAAGACACAGGCGATTGTAAAAGAAGACAGCTATACAATCTTTGAGGGCTATTTAAGACTGATTGAAATAGTTGATAAAAAAGGCGAAATATCATACAACGTAAATTTATATTCCGAAGCAATAAGTCTTAAAGAAACGCTAGATTCAAGGACTTTTGCTGATTTGGATTTTCAAGAGTTAGAACATAACTATCACAGAACAAATATACAAAGCAGTTGGACTAACGCCTTGCCTGTTACAGCACTAACTAATACTTGGGGTGGTTTCGCAGGAACGACAGGCGCAACAACGACAGGTGTTTTAAAATATCCGTTTGTAGATTGGACGGGCAATCTAGCTTTAGATACTGGCACTTCACCAAACACATTAGAATTATCATCACTTCAAGACGCTTTCAGGCCTTGGATTCAAGTCAAATACTTAATAGATAGAATTTTTTATCATGCAGGATTTGATTATACGTGTAGCGTATTTGATACGGCTAATTTTAAACGGCTTTTTATGGACTTTAATTGGGGTGAGGGTAACCAACCTCAATTAGCAACAGTAAACAGCGCAATAGGGCAATATAGAAGGCATTTAGCAGGTTCAAATAATACAGCAGGCACAAGTTATTCAAATTTACAAATAAATTATTTGGCTTCTTCTACTGCCACAACAATGACGACAACGCAAGGGTGGAGTACGTCTACAAATAAATTTACTTGCCCCCAAAATAACACTCAATATCAAATAATTTATTCTTTTGAAATAGA